CGATCCATGCGTTTTTCCATTAAATCAATTTTTTTATTGCGTTCATCTTTTTCAACCTTCTCCAAATTAACATTCGCACGCAATTGTGCAATATCTTCTTGGCTTTGAATTTTTTCTTTGTTCATATCTGTTGTTTCAGCAAGTTTTTTCTCTTGAAATCCTAATTTTTGCTGCTCTTCCATCGCTTTGCGTTGGATATCTTTTTCCTTCAAGTCAATTTCTTGCTGTTTCAAGTCTACCAATGGATCTTGAGATCGTTCTTCAAGCGCTTCGGCCTCTTCTTCCAACATTTTATTGGTCATTTCAGAAATAAGAACTGCAATTCGCTTCGCCATTTCAATTTGAAGCTGTTGCTGCTGCATCTGGGCCTGTTGCGCTGTTTGTGGGTTCTGCATCATCTGTTGTATTTGCTGTAATTGAGGTGCCATTTCCTGTTGAATCTTTTCATTTGCCAATAAGGAAATATGATCGGAAATATGGCCTTGTAAAACAGCCATTACATTAGGATTATTGCGAATTAAAAAAGAACTCATGAATGCACGGTGTGTTTCCATATGTGCTGTATGATCTTGTTGTGGAAAGGCCTCTAATTTTTCTCCCTTTAAAGAATTGGAATTTTCTTTAGCAGGATCAATCGGTGCTGGTGGTGGAGGCTGAGGTAAAATAATATCAATGTCCCGTACTCCCAATGCCTGATACATGCGTCGATACGCTTCATGCATATTATGAAGTTGCGGAGCAGCCTGCGCCATCTGCATTTGCGTTTGGGCCAGGGTAACTCTTTGTGCCATTGAAAAAATATTAGGATCAGAAACCGGTAGAATATCAACACGATTATCAAAGTCCGATTGTTTAATCATACGGTCTCCACCTGGAACCATGTACGGATATTCCGGTGGCAAGTATTGTTGAATCACTTTGGCCAGTAACTTAAATTCCATTTTTTGAGAATAATGCAAACGCTTATGAATAGCGTTCATGACTTTTGTTCCACGCTCAATCATTGCCATCGTTGTACCAACCGGATTGGCCTGTGATCCTTCTCCTATTTTCTGGTCAGCAACCGCTGCAAACTTTTGACCGGCCTGAACAACAAATCCTAAAAGCTGAAATAAAACAGTATCAGGTCCCTTGTAAGGAAGGGGAACTAATCCTTCACGAAGATTTCCTGACGGTGCGTCAACGTCTCGAAATTCTCCTGGCTGAAGTGGGTTGTCATCGTCCCGAATTCGCAATCCTCGAGCTTTAAATCCCGCTGGAAGATTGGACAGCGTACCTGCATCGATAAGTTGTCTAAGGGCTGCTGTTGCAGAACGCGATAATCCCCCGAGCATGTGGACAAGGCCAAAGCCATAAAAGCCAAGACCAGGTAAAAACTTGTAATGGACAAAATATTGAATTTTCTGTTTAAGCGGATCATTGGGGTCCCAATTACGATAGATTGATAAAACTTTGTTGGAGCCTTTGTCAATGGTGACAATGTAAGGAACCTTAACCGTTTTCGGATCTTCAAATCCGGGCAAGTCCAAATCTACGTGAAACTCAAGCAGGTTATAGTTGTCCATTTCCATTTCCTCATTGACACCTTCCAGTTGATTATACTTGTTTTGAATGTCGCTATCCTCGCGCATCGCGGGATGAATTTCAATGTTGCGGAAAAATCCCGATGCTTGTTTCTTGCGGAGCTCATTGTCCATCATCGTCACTACGTGACAGATCCGTTCACACGACTTCAAGTCGGTGGTTAAATAAGGCAAAATAATATCCTCGGCCGGAATAAACTCGGAAGCAGCACGCTGTTTTAAATCCGAATAATAGATTTTTTTAAACGCACTGCCGGCGAGCGGGAGGAAGAAGAGCAGTTGATCCATATCGGGATCGTACTCTTCCATGACGTCTGTCAATTGATAGTTCATAAATTCTTTAACGCGTTGCGCCTGTTCCTCGACTTCGGGTGTAATGCTTCCTATAATCTGAGTACGCACTGGTCCTTCGGGGGGAATAAGTTCTTTATAGGCTTGCGCCTGGAATTGCGTCACGCTTTCCGCGAGCAGCGGATGGGTGACAGAGCTCGCCCCGGCAAAAGGCTCGGTTCTCTCAATATATTTAAATCCTAAAAGATCCAATCCTTCCACATAGGCTTTTTCCCAGTCGCCCCGTGAATTCTTATCATCTTGAAAATTGCTGAAAAGTTCGTTGGCGAGCTTGTTCAAGTCGCCTTCATCCATGACCTCGGCCAGATTGGTGCCAAAATCATTTTGGGCCATGTTCATTGGTAGGGGATTAACGACGGCTGAGCCGTCTGCCATCATTTCGACGTTCTCGTCGACTGTGCCCCCTGGTGTCTGGATCTCCACATTAGCTGCTTCTTCCACAGCCAAATCTTCAATTGGAGCTCTAATTGGTCGTTCTGGCATCAGTAATATTCCCTTGGTCGATCGCGGTCAATTGGTTCATCCTCATAGTCGGACGGCAGCTGAATCAAGCCTCCCTGCCTGAAGCGCATGCACGCCTGTGTTACGGTATCAACATAATCGTCATGGTCACCATAAGGGAAAGCTGCACATTCTTCAATAACTTCTTCCGCCCATCGTTGATCCGGCGCCCACACCTGTCCGGACTCGAACATCGGTGCGCAAGCGTTTACCCTTGTATGCTTATCATTTCCTTTGGATGGTGTAAAGTTAATCACGGGAATGCCGACCTGCCGCAACTCGTGCGTCAAGGGCATGCCGCTGGCCTTCGCCTCGATCATCACGCTCTCGGGCTCCCAGTACTTGTACTGCTTGTAGGCAATCCTTTTCAATTCGGGAAAGTCCCAGCGTCCCTTCTGCGCATCCAATAGGATCAATCCCATCTTCATATCCTCGCTCGGCTTGAAGACGCCCCAGGTGGTAATGGCGCTAAAGTCCGCCGACTCCTTCTTGCTGTAAGCTGTATCGTAGCTCTGAATAATGTGAACCAGATCGGGAATCTCCTTTTCCGTCCATTTCTTCCACCATTCGCGCTTCAAGAGAGCTCCCTCCTCGGACGTCGGGTTTTGCTGATATTGCGCCTGCCACTTGGCCTCGGACACCGATGCTTTGGTCTGCATCAGGACATCCTTCGTCCAGTAGCCCGGCCACATGGACTTGCCGCTCGGCAAGATTGCCGGAAACTCAATAATCTCCCACTGGTCAGCCAACGGCTCGGACTGGGCTTTGAGCAAGCGACTCGTTAAGTCCTTGACACTCCACCTTGTCATGACAACGAGAATACTTCCCCCTGGCTGCAAACGCTGCCGAGGACCAGAAGTATACCACTCATAGGCATTCTCCAAATTGGACTCGGAGAGAGCGTCCTGTTCCGAGTGCGGATCATCGATAATCAATAAGTCCGCACCACGTCCCGTGATGCTTCCTCCTGTTCCAGCTGCGAAATACTCGCCCTTCTGGTTGGTTTCCCAACGTCCCGCGGCCTTCGAATCGGCGGCCAACTTGACTTCGGGAAAGGTCTTGGAATACTCAGGAGAATCAATCAGATTCTTCATTTTACGGCCAAATCGCACGGCCAGTTCTGATGTATGCGTGGTCTGGATAATCTTCAGCTTTGGATTACGGCCCACGAGCCATGCAGGGAACAAATAAGATGCAAATTCCGACTTGGTATGCCTTGGGGGCATATTGACAATCAATCGCTTTAATTTGCCCGAGGCTATCGCCTCGAGTTGCTCGGCATACTTTACATGATGATTGCCCTCGATAAAGTCAGGCCATACTGATTTAACAAACATTAAAAAATTATCTTGAGTGAGTTTTTGGTACTCTAGCTCGAGTTTTTTTAATATTATTTTTAAATCCGTATCGGAAACGTATTGAAGCTGTTTAGGGTTAAAGGTCATCTCAAATGATTTACAATTTTTTATTTTTTTTTTTCAAATGATTTACGAGGTGCCTGTTTATATCAAACATGAGCAAGGAGCGCGAGTAGAAAGATTCCTTCTTCTATTTAGGGGTGTAGGGGTTGAGGTTGAGTAATTCGAGGTTATCAATTAATCGTAAGTACCTAGAGCATGAGTTAATCCAGTAATTGTATGACCTGCGATTAATCGCAGGTCATTAAGATTGATAGCAAAACCGTTATTTAATATACTTCGATTCTTTAGGATAACTAAACAGCAATGGTTTTATATTCTTAATAATAGAAATAACTTTATCTATTTCATTATTAACTTTTACATTATTAGTAATACTTTTAATATCCTCTAGTTTTTCTACACTAGCAAATAAGTCTTGTTCTTGAAATTTATTCAACATGATATGTCTCCATTTCTTTTGTTAATACTCTTTAGAATAATATCGTTAAGTAGACGGCTAGAACATTACCAACGGTTTTGGTAAACTTTTTATTGATACATAGAATATTTAAGATTTGTTAAATATTCTACAATTTCCTTTGGATTTTTTTCAAGGTATTGCTCTAGCTGTGTTTCGTCTAACTCTAGCAATAAATCGTCTTCAAATGGTAAATCCAAAAAGTCAGTAGAATTTTTTTCAAACATTTCTGTTTGATTTTTATCTACTATTTGTTTTGTTGGTTTGTAAAGTAAATCCTCTTC